CCGGTACCAATGGTCTCACCATGCCGACCGCTTTCGAGGTTAAGGATGTCTACTCTGGCCTTCCGACCGGCACCCCTGCCTCGTTCGGTACCATCCAGCGTGAAGACATTGTCGGTCAGGCCAAGCGCACCACTCGTGTGCGTGACCTGTTCCCGGTCCGCCGCACCAACGCTGCTGTGATCGAGTACTTCCGTCAGACCGGCTTCACCAACAACGCTTCGACCGTCCCGGAGTACGACTCCCCGGACTTCGGTCTTAAGCCTCAGTCCACCATGACCTTCGTTGGCGAGCAGGCTCCGGTCCGCACCATCGCCCACTGGGAAGCTGCACACCGCAACGTGCTTGCCGACGAGCCTCAGCTCCGTTCGATCATCGACAACGAGCTGCTCTACGGCCTGCGCCTTGAAGAGGACGATCAGATCCTCAACGGTTCCGGCTCCGGCGAGGACCTCACCGGTATTCTGAACGTGTCCGGCATCCAGACCTACTCCTGGTCGTCCGGTCCGTCTACCGCTCCGGTGGCTGACACCAAGGCTGACGCTATCCGTCGTGCCATGACCCTTGCTTTCCTTGCTTACTACGAGCCCACCGGCGTCGTGGTCCATCCCTCGGACTTCGAGGACATGGAGCTTACCAAGGACTCCAACGGTCAGTACCTCATGGCTGTCAACATCCAGCAGGGCGCTCAGGCCCGTGTCTGGAACGTTCCGGTCATTGACACCCCGGCTATCGCTGAGGGTACCGCTCTTGTTGGTGCGTTCGGCACCGGCGCCCAGCTTTACGATCGTGACGAGGCCTCCATCCGTGTGGCCGAGCAGCACAGCGACTTCTTCGTCCGCAACGCTGTCGTCATCCTCGCTGAGCAGCGTCTGGCTCTTGCTTGCAAGCGCCCGGAGAGCTTCGTCAAGGTCACCTTCGACGCCGCCCCGACCGTCGGCTAATCATAGCTGATAGTTAAGGTGCGTCGCTAGAACCTAGCGATAAACTTTGAGAGAGGCCCCCTCCTTCGGGAGGGGGCTTTTCCGTTTCCGGGTTGTTGACAGGCCTGGGCTTTATTGAGTAAGGTATAGGTTATGAGCGTATGCGAAGTTTGTGGATCAGCCTATAAAGAAGTGCATGAGCGGCAGAGGTTCTGTAGCCGTGAGTGCTACGCTGAGGGTGTTGTGATCCCCACGTTCGAACCCACAGGTAAAGATTTCCTGGACTGGGCAGAACAGAACCATCCTGAATGGGTTGCCGAATGGCGGAGCTTCATTGATGATTAAAGCCACAGTCCGATGGTTGCTGACTATGACTGTAGCGTTAAGCTCTGCTGTTGGCGTGCTTACCATGCTTGCATTGATCGCTTTCAAGTAAAATAAAAGTATGAAACAGACACGACCTAACTTTCATGGCGAAAGAGCTTGGGCGGTGCTGGTCGCTGGCGTCGCTGTTTATGATGCTTATGCTATTCTGCGCGAGAAGTCCACGATGAGCACTGCCTTTTATGAAGCCACTCGTGGGGTGCGTGGACGTTTGTTTTTGATTACTGTGTGGGGTGTGTTGACTGGACATTTGTTTCGGCTTATTCCGAAGCGTTTTGATCCTATGCGTTTGTGGTTTGAAGATTAAGTGACGAGTGCCACTGGAGTCTAAGTTACTGAGTGGTATATACTACAAGTGAGCTTGGGAAGCTGGCCCCCGCTGAGTTGTTTCGCTTGGCGGGGTTTCTACTGCCCAACATTTGTATAGTGAGTTTTGCAAGGAGCAAAAATAGAAATGAAGTATTATTGGGAAGACGCAGTTCGCAACTGGGGCAGTGGTGTCCGTCGCGAGTACTGGACCCGACAAGATCATGATCTGCATTGGCGTTTGCGTTCGGAGTTGTACGCTGCCTTGGCGAGGTATGTGTGATGGATAAGGTTATCGACTGGTTTGATTGTTTTCTGGATAAGCTGCCGCAGATTTGTAAGCAGCAGCAGATCTGGTGGTGACCTGCTTGCCATAAGGTGAGTGTCTTGGCTATCATATGAGTACAAGACATTCCTGGGTAGCACAATTGGCGGTGCGTTCGACTGTTAATCGAAGGGTTGTAGGTTCGAGTCCTACCCCAGGAGCCATGGACGAAGAGTTCGATACTATCATCCAAAAATCTTATGAAGAAGAAGGCACGTTGGATCGGAAACTTTCCGATGTGCTTTCAGTGACTCGTGTACCTGATGAGTCTAAGTTTGCGGTGATGTATTTGGCTGAGTTTGTTTCAAGTATGCCGGGTATGGAGATTTGGGGTTCTATGGAAGACCCGCTCAACCCAGAGCTGACTCAACTGTTCGAGCCGTTTGCTTTTCCTGAAGAGTCTTGGCGCGAAGCAGTGGCTGTCGGATCAGAGTTTGGTATTCTACGCGCCCGGATGTTTGGCAACGGCGAAATGCTAGCAGTTGAAGTCAGGCCTAACTACGTTCCGTTCTGTGTAGAAAATCAAGATTTCATTAATGCTATTCTGGCTGCGGTTTCTTTCAACAAGATTCGGGAGACGGTAGACGACCCCGAGTTGCACGCTTACGAAGATGATCACATTGCTGCGTTGGGCGTGTTTGGCGATTGGCGGAAGCTGGCGTTTGACTGCATCGAACAGTTTGCCAATTGGGGAGATGTTGCAGTCAACATGACTCCCATTATGTCGAAATGTTACACGAAGTACAATCTGGGTGATCTTAAAGAGCACCCGTGGTTGGTAAACGGCGATGCTATTTGGAGTATCCTAAAGGACGCCGGGCTGTTCTCCGGCAATGTCCAAGCCGCTAAGCTAAGTGTCAATAGTGCATTGAACTTGTGTCTTCTAGGCGGCAACTTTGTACTGGCCGAAAAGATTGCGAGTGTGTTTAATGACTGAATCTAGTTTTCGTTTGGTAGCTACCCCTGTTAGACTATCACCGCTTGCTGAACTAAAGATTGCTGCTGGTGAAGACTCGACCAACCTGACTTCTGCCGAGTGGGAAACGTGGGTACTAGAAAGCCCTGCCAAAGGCGTGTTCACCTGGGCCGGTACAGATTTTCACGTTGAGGTGCCTGAGGGGTTCTTGACTGACTTTGCGTCTATCCCGTTTTTTGCTCGCTGGTGGCAGCGTGGTGGTGTTGGGTCGCAGCGTATCGCAGCGTACTTCCACGACTACATGTATGCTGGCACTAATGCGTTTTCACGCCGTCAAGCCGATGCGGCGTTCTATCAGGTGATGAAGTCGGTGGATGGCCGTAAGGGCTGGTTTAAGCGTGGTGCGATGTGGGCTGCGCTTCGGATGGGCGGCTTCTTGCCGTACCGTTCGGGTCAGACTAATTATGACAAGAACCCGCTTCATAGGCACCTGTGGTAGAATATATTTAGTTAGTACAAGCTTCCTGAAAGGGATTTTTATGCGTATTGCAATTAAGGACCTCAAGGTCGGCTCCAAGTTCTCTATGAGCGAGGGCGGCGCGGTTCTTGAGGTGGTTGCTGCTGATGCCGAGATGATCGTTGCCAAGGGCGGCGAGGCTGGCCTGAAGCGTCTTCCTGCTCAGGATCGTGCTGTGTGGTTGACTGAAGCGCCTAAGGCTGCTCCGGCTCCGAAGCCCGAAAAGAAGGCTGACGAGGACTGGGCACCGAAGGTAAAGAAGGCTGCGAAGAAGAAGGCTGCTGCTGCTGAGGAAGCTGAGGCTTCTGAAGCTGAGTGATTCTCTTCAGCTAGTTCTGGTCAAGGCCCGTCCCTCCGGGGGCGGGCTTTTACTTTTCCACAGCATTGTGGATTCCTTTCAAGATACGCGCTTGCAGTTGGCATTCGTTCTTTGCTAAGATACACTTACCCCCTGAGATGAGTCGAGCCCCCTGAAGGAGGAGCGGCGGCTCATCTCTTTTCTATCTACAAAGACATTCACGAGAGGATATTTATTATGGAGTTCGCAATCTCTGACAACTTCGCAGAGGCTTACGCTGACAAGGACCCCGGTTGGGGTTTCAACGGTCTTGGTTACATCGTGTACAAGCGCACGTATGCGCGCCCGGTCGCTGAGGGTGAACGCACCGAGGAATGGCACGAGACGATTCAGCGTGTTGTCAACGGCGCTCAGGCTATCGGCGCTGGCCTCACCCAGGAAGAAGCAGAGGTTCTTTACGACAAGCTGTTCTATCTCAAGGGCAGTGTTGCTGGTCGTATGCTGTGGCAGCTTGGAACCGACAACAACACCCGCATCGGCGGCGACTCGCTGGTGAACTGCTGGTTCGTTGACGTCCAGTGCCCTGAAGATTTCTCGTGGGCAATCGACCGCCTTATGCTTGGCGGCGGCGTCGGCTTCTCTTGCAATCAGCCGGAGCGTCTCGGTATGGTCCGTAACGCCACGGTCATTCACTCCGACGTGAACGACGCTGATTTCATCGTGCCTGACACCCGTGAGGGATGGGCAGAGCTTATTGAGCGCGTCGTCGAGACCTTCGTTGGCGGCCCCGAGGTCAAGGACTCCCTGACTTTCGCCACGCACCTTGTCCGTCCGTACGGCGAGCCGATCCACGGCTTTGGCGGTACCGCTTCTGGCCCGGACATCCTGATCCAGGGCGCCCTTCAGATCGCTGACGTGATGTCTGGCGCTGCTGGCCGTCACCTCACTTCGGTCGAGGTTCTCGACATCCTTAACATCATCGGTTCGATCGTGGTGGCCGGTAACGTGCGTCGTTCGGCCGAGATCGCTCTGGGCGACGTTGAGGACGAGTCGTACATGATGGCCAAGCGTTGGGACCTTGGTAACGTGCCGAACTACCGTGCCATGTCCAACAACTCGGTGTTCGTGTCGAACGAGCAGATGGCGCGTCTTGCTCTTGACCCCGAGGCCAACATCTGGTCTGGCTACAAGGGCAACGGCGAACCTTACGGTTTCTTCAACCTTGAGAACTCTCGCGAGTTCGGACGCATGGGCGAGATCCGCCGTGACGATTCGGTCGTTGGCGTTAACCCCTGCGCTGAGATCCCGCTGGCTCACCGTGAGTCGTGCAACCTGTGCGAGATTTTCCTGCCTCGCATCGAGTCGGTCGATGAACTGATTGAGGTTTCGTCGCTGCTGTTCAAGGTGCAGAAGGCTATCGCCGCCATGCCGTACATTGACCACCAGTCGGATGTTATTACCAGTCAGAACATGCGTCTCGGTCTTGGCGTGACCGGCGTTGCTCAGGCTCTCGACAAGATCGACTGGCTGGACGAGGCTTACGTTTCGCTTCGCAAGATGGACGAAGAGTGGTCTGCTGAGCGTGGCTGGCCCGAGTCGGTCCGCCTGACCACTGTCAAGCCTTCCGGTACCCTTAGCCTGCTTCCTGGCGTCACTCCTGGCGTTCACCCGGGCTTCAGTTCTAAGTTCGTCAAGCGTATGCGTATCGCCGCTGACCACCCGCTGGTTCAGTTCTGCGCCGACCACGGTTACGACACCTACCCGGTGCTGAACTTTGATGGCACTGAGGACGCACGTACTTCGATCATCGACTTCCCGTGTGAGTTCCCTGAGGGTACTGTGTTGGCTGAAGACATGACCGCTATTGAGCAGATGGACCTTGTCCGCAAGCTTCAGCGTGTCTGGGCTGACAACGCTGTCTCGGTCACAGTGTACTATCGCATGGAAGAGCTTCCGGGCATCATGGAGTACCTGGGCAAGTACTGGAAGGAGATGAAGTCGGTTTCGTTCTTGCTTCACTCGGACCATGGTTTCGCTCAGGCTCCGCTTGGTGAGCTGACCGAGGAAGAGTACGCTGAGATGGTTGGCGCTCTGACTCCGTTCGGTACGGACCACGTCGAAGAGAACACCGCTATGGAGCTTGACGACGCTGATTGTGCCACGGGTGCTTGCCCTGTGAGGTAGCGGATAAAAGGACCGCATGGGTTAACAATTCCATATATCGTTAGCAGTAACCTTTGGTTATCGTGTATCCTATAGATACATACCGTTTGACTATGGAGGTTTACCCATGTGGTCCTTTGATGCTTCTACTGTTTCTTCGTCCGGCGTTTCTTCCGCCCGAGTACAGCGATCTGGTCAGACAGAGATTAATACCCTCTTCGGCTAATTATTAGGTTTTTACGGCCTAGTTTGTAGTCGAGGAGGTGATGAGCCGCTCTCCTGTAGCCCTTTGCAGAGGCCGGGGGGTGAGGAAGCGGGCTCTCACAAGCCACCGGTTTATGCCGGTGGCTTTGTGGGTTGTGGGCTAAAATAAGTGTATGTGTTTGCCGTTGACTGTTCGTCGTAGTGAGGCTGTTGCTTTGTTGGATCGCGCTGTGAGTCGTTGCGTTTCAGGTAGTGATGTTGTTTCAGGTCTTCAGCTTGCGGCGGGTATTGAAGCTTCGATGATTTCAGATGATTTTTACTCAGCGTTGTCGTTGTTGGACGGCGAAAAGCGTTTGGTTTTTGGCATTTGTTGGGATTATCTAGAGGCTATGGCTGGAGAAGATCTTGTAGATTTGGAGCTTGAAGATACGGCAGACTGGATGCGCCGCTGCGCCCGTCTAGCCGAATGGGCTTGACACTGCCAACAGGCCCGGCATAGAATATGAGTTATTAGTCGATTTTTCCTCAGGAGGATACTATGAACACTTTTGACCGTGAAGAGCGTATGCGCCGCCTTATGGGCGGCTTTAACCAAGAACCCGAACAGCCGAAGGCATCGGGTATCGCAGTTCTGCTCATGATTGTTCTTCGTCTGGCCCTGGCAACCGCTGCTGTGGCCCTAGTTGACGTCGGTTTGGACAACGAATACGACCTGTCGCTTTGGAATATGGTGCGTGTGGCGTTCGGTGGTTTGATTGCCACCGCCCTGTTTACCTCAGCGATGGCTGAAACTATTGCCCAGCGATTGAGTCAGTGATGCCTACCGTTATAGGTATTATGGGGCGCAAGCGCGCCGGTAAGAACGAGTTCGCTGAGGCCGTGGCTGGAGCTTCGGGTAGCGCTGATGACGTACATGTGTTCGCTTTTGCTGACGCTATCCGTGAAATTATGTATGCGGTAGACCCTATCATTGGCTACGAGGACGGCGAGTTTGTTCGTTACGCCACGGTTATTGATGAGCATGGTTATGAGACTGCTAAGGAGTACCCGGAGTTTCGTCAGTTTGCTCAGCGTTTGGGCACTGAGGGCGGGCGTATTGTGTTTGGTAATGATGTTTGGGTTGATCTAGTTATGGGTAGGGTTGTAGACCTTCCTGAGGATTCTTTGGTTTTGATCCCAGATGTGCGTTTTCCGAACGAGTATGACGCTATTAAGGATTCCGGTGGCTATGTGGTTCGTGTTGATCGGCCGTCGCTTGATGAAGATGAGCATGACGTTCATGCTTCTGAGACGGCCTGGTTAGGCCTGGAGCCTGATACTGTTGTCCGTAACGATGGCCCTTTGAGCGATTTGCGGTTGAAGGCGCATGTGTTGTTGGAGGCTGTAGGTTTTTTTGATTGAGTCTATGGTAGAATAGACTTGTAAGGTTTTTCTCTGTCCGAAAGGTTTTGATCATGGCTATCCCGTTGTGGCGCCAATACACTCGTTTGACGCCTGAGCAGCGCCGTGAGATTCTTGAGCGTCGTCGTCGTCGTTTGGACGAGGCTTCTACTCGCGAAGAAATTGAAGAAGCGTTTGAAGCGGATGCTCGTGATGTTCGTGAGAAGTACCGTGAGCGTAACAATGATGCGCCTGGTTCGGACGAGGCTGATGCTCCCGCTGACGCTGGAAGCGGATTCGTTTCTCCCGCTACGGCCGCCGCCGCAGAGCGTTTGGGTATCCGACCCGATCAGGTTGCTGACGCTCGTGACCGGATCGCCGGTGTTCTTGAGCAGGAATACAACCGACGTCAGCAGACAGTGCCTGCGTCGCAGCGGACGCCGTTCAAGCGTCCCAGTGACCAGGCTTTGGATGACGAGCTTGCCCGACGCTTTAACCGCTAATCATTAAAGAGGTAGTGACGTGGCTAACCTTGTTACGGTTGACGACATCCTAACCTACATGGATATCGACCTGTCGAATCGTCAAGAAGACGCAGCAGAGTTCATCCTAGACGGACTCGAAAGCGACCTTGAGCTGTACCTCGGCAGGCCCGTAACGAAGCGCGACTTCACTGAGCATCATGTCGTTCCGTCTACCCACGTTTCCGCCCCTTACGGCTCCTACCTTGGTAGCGCCCTAACTGGCAATCAGTACATTGATAACGCACCAGCTATGCGTAACCCGCACGTGGTGTACCTAAAGAATAGTCCAGTTCATTCTGTGGCTACGGTGACGTCTACGGCTGCTAACGTGGGCGCTACGGTTCGCACGTTGACTGAAAACAAGGATTATTTCGTCCACGATTACGGTATTGAGATTCCGTATGCGTATGCGCGTGAGAAGATCACTGTGACGTATAATGCTGGCTTGGACGGCGCTAACATCAAGGTGTTTAAGAGCATTATTTTGCGTGCTGCTTCTCGTGAGATGCAGAACATGCATGATGACGTGTTGGGTATTAAGGATCTTGAGACTCGTAATGTGGGTCCGCTTGACACGGGTTTTTCGGATACTGAGCTTCGTGCTGTGAAGCGTTATCGTCGTGTGAAGGTCGGCTTTGGATTGACGGGCTGATCATGGCGCGCCGCCGTACTCGTGTCAGGTCAGATGTTGACCTGCGTCCGTTTTATAGGTATATCCGTGGAGTTCGTCTCCGCAGCAGGAACTTCCGAGGCGTCTTTAAAGCCGCTATGAAAGATTTGGAAAAGGCTCACGCTCAGAACTTCGCCAGCCAGGGTGGTTTGGTTGGAGGTTGGAAGCCTGCGTATTCTGATTGGAAGCTTGAGGATTATGGTGCGGGCGGTACTTTGGTCCGCACAGGTGCTTTGAGGAATTCGTTGACAGTTTCAAATGCTCGTGGTGCTGTCCGTGATATTGGCCTCAAGCAGGCAGAGTTTGGCACTAGTCTTAATTATGCTCATTTCCATCAGACAGGTACTGAAGATATGGCTGCTCGTAAAATTGTGTTTGTTCCTCGCTCGTTCGCTGAGGGACTCGGCAGGGACGCTTTGGATCATGTCGCTTATGGAGAGAACCCGGTTGGGGCGTTTAGACGCGCACTTAACATGGTGCGTCGCTAATCGACTAACATAAGGGAAGAGGTGATTTATTATGATGCTTGGTGCAAGAAATGCGAGAATGGCTGTTTCACGGTTCTTGGCTGACGCTATGCCTCCGCGCATTGCCCAGTATCGAAATGAGTGGAACTACAGCTCCTCTGATCTTCCTGATCCCCGCCGTTATTACCCGTACGAGCCGACCGCTGTTGATAAATGGCCGTCGCTAATTACTGTCGTTATGGGAATGGGCGGCCTGGCGGTTGATGATTACGCTGAGCATGAACCTGAGTACGGTGTCATTTACCAGATGCGAACTTATGTTTGGGCGCGTGGCGAAGGCGCTGTCCGTGCGACTGATGTTCGTGATGACCTTACCACGGTTGTTCGTGACTTGTTGATTGATAACCCTCGGCTTCAGAACTCTAATCATGACAACGCATACGACTGCAATTATCGTGTTGACGACACTAGCCTTCGAGAAGAATATTCTGATTTGACCTTGTTGAAAGGTGATCGTGTGGCCTGTGCGTCGTTCATTGCTTATGATCTTCGCGCTCAAGAAACACCGACTCGTGCTTCTCTAGGTACTGTTCGTGCTTCTGGTGTCGAGTTGGAAGTTGAATTGATGGATTGGTTGCCGAACGCCCCCACTCTACTCACAGCTATCGCTACGGGCAGCTCTGTTGCTCTTGACTGGCATGCTCCCACCTGGCAGGGTGGTCGGTTGGGTGTGACAAGCTATTCGCTGCAACAGACTACTGACGGCGGCACCAACTGGTCCACGATTACAGGCCCTGAAGGTAATGTGACTGAGCATACGGTTACTGGTCTTACAAGCGGAACTACGTATCAGTGGCGTGTTGCTGGCGTGACTTCTGATGGTACAGGCGCCTATTCTGTGGCTTCTAACGCAGTTACCATTTCTTGAGCCGATAAATTGGTACAATATACAGTAGAGGCCGATGCCTCTGTCCTGTTTTATTTCCCTATATTGGAGGCATCATGCCCGGTGTTGTTGTTACCACCGCTGTCCGCTCCGGTCCTACCGGTGTGGGTGCTGTTGAATCTAGCCAGATGTTTATTGCTGGCGAGTTTCAGCGTGGCCCCACCGATGAGGCTAAGCTGGTCCGAAGCTTCAGCGAGTTCAAAACGTACTATGGAGAGTACACTACTTCCACTACTGCGTGGGTTCCAGTAAAGACTTTCTTCGAGAATGGCGGCTCTCGTGCTTATGTCGGCCGCGTTGTTAATGGCGGTGCTGTTGCTGAGGGCACGCTTAATGACGGTTCGCTAGATACGATCGACTTCGATGCCGCTGATGTCGGTACTTGGGGCAACGATCTAGTAATCGCTGTTATCGGTGCTAACTCGCTCGCTGGCGGTTTCCGCATTACGGTGACCCTGGACGGCGATCTTCTCCTGACCACCCCTGACCTTGCCGACGTTGCTGCTGCTGTCTCGTACATCAACACCTCTTCGGTTTCGCACCTCGTTGTTGCTGAGAACAACACTGATAGCACCAGCAATCCGGCTGAAGGTTCGGTTACGCTTTCTGGCGGCACTGACGGTTCGGCTACCACTGACACTGAATACAACACTGCTCTCGGCCTGTTCACTTACGACCTTGGTGCTGGCGTTGTGTGTATGCCAGGTCAGACCTCCACGACGGCTTACGCAAACCTTGAGAGCCACGCTACGGCTAACCACCGTATCGCTTTCTGCGCTTTGGCTGCTGGCACCGATGTGGACGTTGCTAAGACGAATGCTGCTGCTGCTGGAACGGCTGCTGGTGATGAGGCCCGTCGTATGGCTTTCTTCTATCCGCACATCAAGGTTGAGGACCCGGCTGATGCTGGTCTCACGGTGACGATCTCCCCGGAGACGTTCGCTGCTGCGGCCCGCTCAAAGGCGATTAACGAGGCTGGTTCTCCGCACCGTGCCGGTGCTGGCCTGATTTCTGCTGCTTCTTCCTATGTGAAGGGCATTGAGGACGGTTATGCGGTCGACAAGGCTGCTGGCGATCTACTTGACGAGGCCCGAGTCAACGCTATCCGCTCGATTGGCGGCTCGATTCGAGTTTACGGCGCTCGCTCGCTTTCGACTGACGAAGCCAACTGGCGTTTCATCACTTTCCAGGATATGGTTAACCATATTGCGGTTGAGGCTGAAGAGCGACTGGAAGACTTTGTCTTCTCTACGATTGATAGCCGCGGTGGTTTGTTTGGCCAGATTCGTGGTTCGATGATTGCCATGCTTGATCCTCACCGGATCTCGGGTGGCCTTTATGAAGCCTTCGATGCCGGTGGCGAGCGTGTTGACCCGGGTTACTCTGTCGTCGTGAACGACGATAACAACCCTGCTTCTCAGCTTGCTAACGGCCAGGTTAAGGTTGATGTTGGTATCCGCGTCTCTTCGGTTGGTGACAAGATTAATGTTACTATCACTAAGAGCAACCTTACGGCTTCGGTCGTCTGATCTAAGGAGGAAATACAATGGCTGGTAAGAAGGCTTCACAAAGGCAGATTGTTGCATCAATTCGTCGTGTCAATGAAGAGGGTCATCGTAAAGGCCCCATTGTTGATGGTAAGTTTGCTCAGGTTTCGGGTGGTGAAATTACTGCTAATGTCGAAAAGATTTACGATGGCGGTGCTTTGACCCCTGAGGTGCTGTGTGCCCCTGCCGAGATTGGCGATATTACTGTTACCCGTCATTTTGACGTGGATCGTGATGGCGGTCCTCTGCGCAAGCTTCGTCAAGTGGTGGGCCAGGTGTACTACGATGTTTCGATTTTCACTCTGGACTGTGATCTTGCGAACGACAAGGCGGACCGTATTTACCATCGGGCTCTGCTGGTCGGTATCTCTGAGCCCGACGGCGATTCGGCTTCCGGCGCTCCGGCTACTTTCTCGCTGACTTTCTCGGTTGGCGCTGTGGCTGCTGACACGCAGGACGACTAGTTCAACATAGGGTAAACAGGCGCTGAGAGGCCCGCTCCTGTAGGGGGGCGGGCTTTCTCGCGTTTATTGACATTTGTTTCTTTGATGCATTAGGATATGGGTATGAGTGATTTTCAAGAAACTTTCAGCTCTGAGTTGGGCGATGTCCCCTCGGAGGATAAAGACAGCAAAAACGTCCTTGCTCAGCTTCGAGCTATTGTTGCGGAAGAAGTCAATCTTCCCGACGTGGAGATTGAGGTTAAGCAGCGTACGGGCGTTTCGGTAGTTTATTCGCCTAATATTTCGAACGCTCAGCTTAAGTCTTGGCGGAAGAAGTCCAGCAACCGAAAGACTGGTGAGCTTGACAACATCAAGTTTGCGTGTCTCGTGGTTGGTGATACGGCTCAGGAAATTCATGTAAATGGTGAGCCTGCTCTCTGTGATAATGGCTCTCCTCTGGTCTTCAACTCGCAAGAGTTTGCCGACATGATGGATGTCGAGAAGTTTGAGATTGTTCCCCACGGTATTCGCGACTTCTTCGGTGTTGACGCCCATCTTGAGGCTACTGCTATGTTGATTCTCGATAACTCTGGCTACGGCGATGATGTTGAGGCTGAGGAGGACCCTACGAGCGGGTCCTAGACTTGCTGACCGATGATGCCCGGATTCAGACTGCGGCTAGATTCGGTGAGCTTTGGGGTACGGACCCTGTAGCAATTCTCGATTGCTCTGAAGAAGAGTGGATGATTCGTCTGGCTTGCGCTCAGATAATTATACGGGATCGAGAAGAAGAAAGGCGCAAGCGTGGTTAGTCTTAGTGCTTGATCCGGTCAAAGGCCGCCCTTCGGGGTGGCCTTTGTCATTCTACAGTAGTGCCTATGCGCTAAACTATAAATAGTAGTCTACTAAGGAAGTGTCGTGGCAGTTGTAGAGCGCGTTACGCTAAAACTTGATGTCGATACGAATACGTCGTCGCTGGCCAAAGCTACTGGCCAGTTGAAGGCGTTTGAACGCACTGCTAAGTCGAATGATCGTTCGATGAAGAACATGGGCCGCAGCATGAGCCGTGCTGATCGCCGTTTTGGTAAGCTGGGTAGGACTTTCCAACGTGTCGGTCAGATGGCTACGAAGTTCTTCGCTATCTTTACCAAGTTTTCGTTTATTGCGTATGCCGGTCAGGTGGCTGTTCTCACCACGGCTTTGTTGGGGGCTAAACTGGCGATGGCGACAGGTAGAGTAGCGGCGCAGGGTTACTCGATTGCTCTTAAGGGCGTTGCTGCTGCTGCTATTGCTGCGGCTACGGCTGTGTCTATTGCTGCGGCATCTATGAGGCAGTTCCAGGAAGCTCAGTTGTCTCCGTTTACTGGCGGTGTTGGGGGCGCAGCGGTGCGTAACCGCACTGTTAG